AGTTTTTCCAGCAGTTGACCGTTGAAAAGGCTACGGTGGAGTTTAAGAAAGGCGAAGAGCACAGGCGATTCCGAAACGAAGAACACGCCCGCAACGAAGCCCTCGATTGCAGCGTCTATGAAATGGCCGCGTTTCGGCTTCGCCAATGGAATTTTGACGCGCTGGAAGCGAAGATGCGCGAAGAACTAGAGCCTAGACCATCGGAGCCAGCGCAGATAAAGCAAGCTCCAAGAGTTTCGTTTATCCCGCAGACAACTGGCGCGTGGATTTAATTTATCCTTTACAGTAATCACAAACCAACCTATGCGCTAATTCCATGACGAAAGAAACACCCGTGAAAACCGAGGCCGTGAATCTTTGTCGCCGCTTCCCCACACTTCCGGCGCGAACGCTTGCAAGGATGCTGAATCGAGACTTCCCGCAGCTTTATCCAACGGTGGAAAGGGCGCGCTGCACGGTGCGCGATGTTATGGGGCTTCGCGGGCCAAGCAATCTTCGCAAGTCGGTTGCTGATATTGTTCGCCCGAAGCGCAACGCGGGAGAATGGGAGGGCGTTCCCGTTGGCTCGCGTGAAATAGACTGGCGCACGTTCGACGTTGACGGCAAATCGAAGTGCCTTGTGCTTTCCGACATTCACATTCCGTTCCATGATGAGAAAAGCCTTGTCCTATCGCTCAAACAGGGCAAGCGCGACAAGTGCGACGTGATACTTTTGAACGGCGACTTGATGGATTGTTACAAGCTGTCACGATGGGAAGTTGACCCGCGCAAGTTTCCGTTTCACCGCGAAGTTTCGGACACCATCGCTTTCTTAGAGACTTTGCGCGAAAACTTTCCAAAAGCACGAATTATCTGGAAGCTCGGCAACCACGAGGAACGATTTATGAACGTGATGAAAAAGGATCACGCGGTCTTTCTGGATGTGCCGGACTTCGACCTTTCGCGCCTTGTACACGCGGACAAGCTCGGCATTGAAATCGTGGATGATATGCGCCCCGTTAAGCTCGGCAAGCTCTCCGTTCTCCACGGTCACGAATACCGATTTAGCATCAGTAATCCCGTCAATCCGGCGCGAGGGCTGTTTATGCGCGCTAAGGTCAGCGTCATGTGTTCGCACTTCCACCAGACATCGCAGCACAGCGAAAGCGACCTAGACGGCAAGGTAGTCAGCGCGTGGAGCCTTGGGTGCCTCTGCGACCTTCACCCGCGCTATATGCCGCTGAACAAATGGAACATTGGATTTGCCAAGGTGGAGACGGACAACGAAGGACGCTTTGAAGTGTCAAATTACCGCATCGTGGACGGGAGGATATACGCATGACGAAAGACGAACTATGGACGGCGTTCGTGAAGAAAAATCCCGCATTGCTTGCGGCGAATGTCACGTTTTCCGCCGCAGGCGTTCGTAAGTTCTTTGACCGCACTTTTGAGATTGCGCTGGATGAAGGCGAATATGATATTCCAAAGAAAAACGGCGCAGATATTCCCGATTTCCTTAAACAATTCCTACACCGCAAGCCATGAACGAGCCGGGACTACCGCAAGCAATCACAGCCGCGTCACTCGTTCTCGCCGTGTTCGTCGTCGGTAATATGATTTTGCGCATCGGCAAAAGCGGGCGCAAGCGAAATAAAAGGCGCAAGCCGCTTCCATGAGCTATGAACGAAGCCGCCGAACAAGCACTCAGGAAAGCCGCCGACATTCTAGGCGAACACTTTCTTGAGTTCGTCATTGTCTGCGCGCAAAAGAAATCACGCGACCCGATACTAGAACACAGCGGCAGCATATTTGCGGCACACGGATTAGCGGAGGCGGCGGCCTACAAGCTCGACGTGCAAAACATTCCAGACACAGAAGAGGACGACGAGGACGATAACGAAGGCTGGAAAAAAGGGGGCGACGGAGACGACTTTACCGGCGGAGACCCGAAAGTGAAAGCGTAGTCAAATCACAAACACGCCAGCCGATTCCCGCTCTTGTTCAAGTCTCGCAAGAAAAGCATCAGCGCGATGTTGCGCCTCCGCTTCATCCGCAAGCTGGTCAAGCTCGGCATCGGTCAACGTATCCGTCATTACATCGAATGGAATATCCATTTGCGTTGATAATTAACGCCGAGATTGTTATTGTCAATCCGATAATGTAATTGACTTGCGTTAGTGTTTCGTGCATAGGAACGCGGAAATGGCCGTTCAAACCTTAATGCAGATGCCCGACGTTATTGAGTGTGGCGATACGCTCCGCGTCCAGCTTGGTTTCGGCAACTATCCGCCCGCATCGTATTCCGCCGCGCTCAAGTTCAACATCGCAGGCACAGCGCCAACTAGCGTTGCTGGCACGGCGGCAACTAGCACGGATTTCCTTTTCGTTCTTTCCGCCGGAACTAGCGCGGCAATGGCGGCGGGAAGCTACGACTACGCGATCCGCGTCACGGAGACATCCAGCGGGGAAACAGCGACGGCGCAAACTGGCACAATCATTTTCTTGCCAAACCTTGGCGCAACCCTGACAAAATCCAGCGTTGAACAGCAATATGACGCTGCAAACACAGCCTTGCTTTCTTTGCTTGGAAACAAAAACAGCAGCGTTTCGTTCAACGGACAGAGCTTTACTAAGGAAAATCAAATGTCCCTTGTGGACATTATATCTCGCCTAAAAGCAAGACTAGACGCAGAGAGAGCACAGCAAGCCGGATTGCGCGGACAAGCAAAGACTCGCTCAATAGCTCCGCTCTTCCAATAATATGCCATCCAAACCGAAAGCTCAAAAAGTCAAAGAGGCATCCACTCAGGAAAAACCGCTCGTGCGCGATTACAGCGCGCTTATGACTCAGCTTAAAAAGCTAAGTCCAGACTGGAGCGTGAATAATATCTCGATGGAGTCGGACATTTTAGCGAATCAGTTGGATTTGCTGAATTACTCCCGCGACTTGTGGAAAACAAACCCCTATCTACAAGCATACAGCGATGAAATGGCAGTAAATGTCCACGGGCCGCAAGGAATCCGCCTACGCATGAAGATTCAAGAGGAATCAGACCGCGTAGTTTATGCAGTCGAAGAGAAAGAGAAAATTAAAGGTCATTGGCAGCGTCGGGATCGCGTGAACAAGCATCTTGTCAAGAAAGGCGAGCGCCCGATTTTCGTGAAGCCATACGAAGAGAAGCGCGACAAGGCCACAATCAGAGCAGGAGCGCCCGACATCTTTGCAAATACCTACATTGAACGCGCATGGCTGGATTGGCAGCGCAAAGAAAACTGCACCATCACCGGGCGACTTAGCTACAACGAAAGCCGCATCCTGCGCCTCCGCTCGTGCGCCCGCGACGGCGATCACTTCATCCGATTTCTCCGCGACCCTAGCTACAAATACGGAATAAAGATTCAGCACATCAACACGGAGTGGTGCGATTGGAGGTTGAACCAAAAGATAGCGCAAGGACAACCCGGCGCAGGCAATACGATCCGCATGGGCATCGAATACGACGCCAGCGGACTTGTCCCAGTTGCGTATCACTTCCGCCGTCCGTCGTTCAACCAATGGCAAGGCGTTGTGCCCGTGTCTTACGGCACGAACGGCAAAGACACGCACGAACGCATTTTAGCCGACGATATTATCCACTACGCGAAGTTTGACAACAACTCCGACATCAGCCGCCCCGTTCCTTGGGCGACGGCGATTATGAGCAATGCGCGCCAGTTCCAGAAATACACGGAGGCGGCAGTTGTCGCGGCGCGCGTCGGCGCGTGCTCCACTACTTTCTTTGAGTCTGAACTAGGCGGCGAAGATGGAGTCAGCGCGGCAACGCCTGACCCGCGAGACGTGAACGCGCTAATGATGCAAATGAACCCCGGCGCAATGATAGGACTGCCGCCGGGAATCAAAGCGAAGATCAACAACCCAAACAATCCAAACCGTGCTTTTGGCGAGTTCCGCAACGAAAGCCTGCGCGAGTTCTGCGCTGGATTGCCGGGCGCATCGTTTCCGGTCATTGGCCAAAACTACGCCGAGATAAATTTCAGCGCGGGAAGATTAGATCGTCTTTCGACAACTGGCGCGTGGCAGATGCTCCAAGAGTTTGACATTGAAATGGCCGAACGCCGCATCTTTGAAGAGTGGCTAAAAATGGCACTCATCACGCAAGCCGTGAAATTGCCAGTCTCCAAGTTTGAGAAGTTCAACAAGCCGCATTTCCAAGCGCGACGTTGGCCGGGCGTTGACCCGATGAAGGAAGTCAACGCAGCAGCCTCCGCAATCTCCAATAAATTCACCTCGCGCACCGCAGTCATTGAAAGCGGAGTGTGCGGCGAGAGCGGCGACTTTGAAGATACCATCATCCAACTGGCCGAGGAAGAAATGATGTTGGAAAGCCTTGGTATGTCGTCCGCTACCACGGCGGACACAATGGAGCAATCCGATAAACCCGCAGAGGAACTAGACGATGAAGATGCAGCCGCCACCAATCCAAAACCAGAAATGGAAGAAGAAGAAGATTAAATTCCTGCCAATCCAGAAACCATTGCTAACCCAAGAAACAAAACTTTTAACACGATGAAAACTCTCAAGATTCCAAACCAACTATTCCGCGAGGGAATGTCACAAGTTGACAATGGCACTTTGCGCCTAAGCATTTGCAGCGACCTTCCATACCTCCGCTATAATTGGGCGGACGGAGAACAGTATTACGAGGTGCTAGACCACAGCGAAGGCAGCATTGATTTGTCCCGCCTTAGTAACGGTGCGGCCTTGCTGTTTAATCACAAGCGCGACATCCAAATCGGCCTCATTGATTCGCCCTCGATCGAAAACGGGCGTTGCTATGTCAATGCCAAGTTATCAAACGCGCCCGATGTTGCCAGCTACAAGACTCGCGTTGAGGAAGGCATCTTGAAAGACACATCCATCGGCTACGAGGTCACGGACGATGGCACGCAGATTGGAGAGATTGACGGCATACCAGCATACAAATTCAAGTTCGCCATTCACGAAGCATCCTTAGTGACTATTCCCGCCGATCCTACGGTTGGCCTTGGACGTTCGCGCAGCGAAGAACCGAAGGGCGGACTAAAAGAAATCAGCATCGGCGTGAAAAAGGATATTGACTTAACGCAAGTAAGTTGCAATAAGCCGTCCATGACCAAGGAAAACGAAGTCGCAGAAACTCCATCGGAAATACCCGAACCCGTCGAAACTCCCGCGCCCGAAGTTGTGGAAACACCTACGGAAACGCCCGTTGAGACTCCCGCGCCAGAACCAACCGCAGAGGAAGTGAAAGCAGCCGCCGTGACTGGCGAACGCACCCGCGTTGCTGAACTCCGCAAGTGGGCAAAAGACATTTCCGCGTTACGCAACATTGATTTAACCGAGCCTCTTTTCTCTCACATCGAAAGCGGCAAATCACTTCCTGAGTTCAAGGAATGGGTGCTCGAAAACGAGTTCAAATCCAAACCAACCGCTTTTTCGTCCGAAACCAGCAACGCCAACACGCTTTCGCGTTCAGCGTTCTCCGCTCTATCTCCCGCCGAACAATCGGCACATTGCACGGCGGGCGGGCGAATCAAAGACTAACCAATCCAGTTCACACTTACTCACACAACTCTCAAATAACTAACTCAAATGCCTAATACGCTTACTAACCTGATTCCTTCCGCTTACCGCGCACTTAATGTTGTGTCGCGTGAACTGGTTGGCTTCATCCCATCCGTTCAACTTGACCCTAGCGCCGAAATGCTAGCCGTTGGTCAAACGATCTACATCCCGCAAGCCCCTGTCAACTCGGCTGGCAAAGACATCTCGCCCGCAATGGCGTTCCCAACTGCCGCCTATCAAACCATTGGCAGCAAATCGCACTCGCTCACCAAGCAGCGCGCTTTCCCGTTCTCTTGGCAGAACGAAGAGCGCAAAGCGATGGATTCAGGCCCCGGCTATCTCTCCATCAACGAGCAGCAGATCGCGCAAGCAATCCGCGCTTGTGTCAATGAAATGGAAGTTGACATTGCAGTTGCAGCTAAAAATGGCGCATCCCGCGCTTTCGGCGCAACCGCTGGCACGGCTCCCGTTCTCACTGATTGGGCGCAGGCCAAAAAGATTCTCGACGACAACGGCGCGCCTTCCACGGATCGCACCAGTGTTTTTGACACCACGGCTGGCGTTGCTCTCCGTTCGACCAGCAACCTTTACAAAGTGAACGAAGCTGGTGACGGCGGAAGTCTCTTGCGCCAAGGTTTGCTCGGCAATCTCTTTGGCTTCAATCTCCGCGAATCCGCGCAGATTCAGACGACCACGAAAGGCACGGCATCAAGCGCCACCACGGACAACGCAGGCTACGCGGTCGGCGCAACCGTTCTTACGCTCGCTTCGGCTGGAACTGGAACCATCCTCGCGGGCGACATCATCACCTTTGCTGGCGACAGCAATAAGTATGTCGTTGCAAGCGGCGATGCCGATGTTTCCAACGGCGGCACAATCACACTGGCAGAACCCGGACTGCGCGTTGCAATGAGCGCGGCAACAAAGGCGATTACCGTCTTTGGAACCAGCGCCCGCAACACGGCTTTCAGCCGCAACGCAATCCTCCTGTCCACTCGCCTTCCCGCAAGCGTGCAGGGCGACTTGGCAACTGACCGTCAAGTTATCACCGACCCCGTTAGTGGAATCTCGTTTGAGCTTTCCATGTATCCCGGCGACCGCATGGTTCACTACGAGGTTGCCGCTTGCTGGGGCGTCACGGTCATCAAACCCGAACATCTCGCAATCATCGTTGGTTAATCAACGACCATGCAAGCTCCGCGCAATCAACTTCCAGCGGGCTACACCCTAACCATCATCGCGGACGCTGCCAGCAACGGCAGCGTCCGCAGGTTGGCGGGAAGCGGCAGCGCGACAACTTACGCCGCCGCCGACATTGCCGCCTCGACAACTACGGTTATCGGGCCGTTCCCGACTCCGCGACAATACGAGATTCTTTCCAGCGAGGGAGAATTAACGTATTCAATCGCGGAATCTGACACAAGCCCGCGAACCAGCGAAAACTTTGCCGATGAAATCAGCGATGAAACAGGAACAGGCTCGGCAGTATTCGGAACCGCTCCAAATCTCGCCGCACCAGCGATTACTTATCCAGTCGCTACGGCATCGGCTAACGGCGCAATCACGATCACATCCGGCGTTGTCAATATCACCAAGGCTGGCGTTTGCGCGCTGACATTGGCCACCCCGACAACAGACGGAATTACTATCGTCGCAACATCATCCACTGCCAATGCGCATACGATTACTGCCACTGGCATAATTAGGGACGGCGTTGTGGGTGGACATAAAAGCCTAATTACATTTGCCGGATACGGAGGAGCAAGCGTGACGCTTGTTTCGATAGACGGGCATTGGAACGTAGTTTCAAAAAACAACGTCACGATTAGTTAATTTTACAAATGAGCCAGATCACCGACGCATTTGATTCGCTGGTGACGGCCATTAACGCCGCACGCGGCTCATCGCCAACGCTGACCATCGGCGCAATCACCGTTACCAGCATCCTTGTTGGCGACAACCCGATTGACCAACAGATATTTGACGGCGCGCTAACCGACCCAGACGGGCCGCAAATCAGCAGCAAGCTATCTTCGTGGTCAACCGTGCCGACTAAAAACGATACCGCAGTCCTAGCGGCATCAGACGGCGCAAACGGCACGTATGACGTAATGGATACCAACATTCACGACGGCATGATTTACATGAAACTTGGCAAGCGCGCAGGCTTATGAGCAACTTCGCTGAATACGATATTGAACGCATGGTTATCACCATTCTCGCCGCGCAGACGGATTTACCATCCGCCTTACACCGCGACGTTGACGATGGCGCGGACAAGGATCGCATCATTGTCAGTTGCGACCCCCGCGAGGTTGAACTTGGCAACCGCGACGAGGGGCGCGCACCTTCACGATGGGGCGCAGATTTGACCGTTGAAATGCGCCTTGCCAGTATTACCGACATGGCAAAATTGCAACTATGGAGCACGGCTATTGACGCAGCTTTTGCGGGTTCAGTTCCCGCCGCGACTACATCTCTTTTTAACACGCTTTACGGATCGACGAATGGCTATTTTCAAATCAAGGCCGCAGACGGCGGAAGTCGCCAAGGGCCGGGATCGCAAGTGCGCGAATGGTCACGAACATTTCGCGTAGTTACGTCTTGACTTGTCGCAAGTAAGTTGCAATAAGCAACGCAGAAACCAATTCCAACCAATCCGCATGAAACTCTTACTCTTACTTTTTACCATGACTATCACCGGAACCGCAGGCCCAACTCACGGAATCCCATCTGACGAGACGGGCATCCTTATCAAATCTCTCGGACTCAGCTTTGAGCCGGAGTTTATTGACCCGCTTACAAACCGCGAAGGCGAACGCATCAACGAAGCGCGAGGCGCAGCTTGTAGCAAGATTAGCGTGACTGGAGAAATCAACGTCGCCACCGCTTCGGGCCTGTTGCTTGCGACATTCGTCGGAGCAATAGCCAACGGACTTACCAACACTATGGGCATGGCCGGAGCAACCGCCAACGGGCTTTTGGAAAACGCGGGCGGCTTGTATATGAACAGCGCAAAAATCGATCAATCCGCTACGGGATGGAGAACTTTCTCGGCAGAATACCAGCAATACGTTGGCATCGCCTAAACCAAAAACAAAGGCCGTGCGTGGCGGCATCAATAATACCACGCCCCTACCAATCAAACCAATGGATCAGTTTTTCTCTACGCCCTCGACACCGCTCGCAATCGCTCTTGAGCTTCTAGGCGTCCCGTGGGTGAATCCGCAATTCCCGTGTGCGATGACTTACACAGACAAGTTTCTTGCGGAGCACAAGCGGCATCTTGTCAGCCGTGGCAAATGGGAATCAGATACGCCATTCACCCCGCAGGACGCGCAACGCCTTGATCTAGTGGATCAATGCACCTACTTTTTCCAGAAAACACCGCTTCTCGCCGTGGTCTTGAAAGGATGGGAAAAAGGTTGTCAGGCGATCAAAGACACTGAGTTTCGCGTGCAGATTGACCAGATACAAGAGGAAGAGGCGGCGTGCTTGCTCGCAATCGCCCTTGGCCCGAACGGAAAGCGCGCCCGCATGATCGGCATGATGAAAGGAGCAGTCGCCAAGCTCGCCGTGCAATCCGAAAACGGCGATTGGACATTTTTCGGCAAAGACGCCAGCGCAGAGACAATTCAACATCTAACCCAATAAAACCAATATGGAAACACTTACAGACGACAACGCACCATCAACTCCCGCGCCTATCTCGCAAGACATGGGGCGCGTGTTCACCTTCGCGGGCATCACGCTAAAGCCTTTCTCGTTCAATCGCCGCGTCACATTCTTTCGCGTGCGGACGGACGACATCAGCGTTATCGAGTCGGCAATCTTGAAGTTGTTCATTTGCACGCAGTCACCCGCGCAATGCGACTCCGCCCGTGGCGATGCCGCAAGTGCGTTTCGCGTGAAGGCTATGGAATGGGCGGAAAAGCTCGGCATTGACAGCGCAGCGCGCACAAAAGAGGCAATGGAGGTATCGGACGCGATTGACAAAGACCTTGCCGACGCATTGAGCGTGGAACCGGACACAAAGGGCGGATCGGGAAACGGATAACGCCGGGCGGTGCCGCGTTCTACATAGGCACACTCTCGGCGGTCACGATGGGCAGCATGACGCCGCATCAGATCCTTTGGGACTTGTCGCAGGCAGACGGCGAGCGGCTGGAAAATACATGGTGGATTACAACGGCAAACGAGACGGGCAAGAACCAGCTACGCTACACGCGCAAAGCAAAGCCCGTGAATGTGTCCGACTTCATGGCGAAACGCCCATAGTTACCATTCGCAAACATTTTCATTGACGGAATCGGTGAAGCTGTGCATTTTGGTGGAAATCAATCCATGAAACTCCAATTGCTCACCGACTGCCAAGACTCTGAACCGCTTTTCCATTCTCCGCTATGGTGCGCGGAAGTGAAGCTAGATGGCGATTGGCGGCGTGTGGTTAAAAGCGGCAACGAAGTCATCGGATTCACCCGCGAAGGCAATCGCGTAGCACTGGGCGAAGAAACGGTTGCACTCGCCATGCTTTCGCCGTTTGACTTCGTTCTCGACGGCGAGCAGATGCCAGCGGGCCGATTCGTGGCGTTCGACATTTACGGCTTGATGGGATCGCCCGTGCTTTCCGACAACAGCGCCCGCCGTGATATTTTGTGCGACGTATGGAAAGGCGAAGTTGTAGAGCGCGTCATTGGCGAGGAAGCAAAGCGCGAACTGTGCGAGCGCGTGAAGGCGAGCGGGGGAGAAGGTATCGTTCTGAAACGAGTTGATGCGCCCTACATGGAGGGACGCACGCCCTATTGCCAACGCTGGAAAAACTACCAGCAAGAAGTCTTTGAAGTCGCATCCGTGAACATCGCCAAGTGCTCCATTGAAGTCTCGCGTCACGGCGTATCGTTTGGTGGCGTGCCCGTGCAATCGCTCGCACGCCTGCCGAAAGTTGGCGACAAGATTCTTGTCAAATACGAGCGCGTGACGGAAAAAAACAAGCTGCTTCGTGCGGTGCTTGCCAAATGAAAACATCAACATTTGAAGATATTGCCATTGCGGTTGTCTCCTTTGCGCTCGCTTATCACGCATACCTGATTATCGCCGCGCTTGCAAAATGAAAACCATGATTTCAAAATACAACGAAGCTCAGGAAATAGAGGCGCGGAGTGATGCGCTGCTGAAATACCGATGCCCCAAGTGCGGAGAAATATCGCCTCGACACATTTGCCGATTTGATACGCTAAAATCAAGGTTTATCAAAAGGCCAATGGCACGGAGGCTTGCAAAATAAGTATGCCAATACCATTATTCATTCCGCCAATAGGCGGGTATGCGGAAGTGCCATATACCGAAGGAGCGGAAAATCACTTATCAGATTTTATAAAAAACTGTAAGAAATCTAAAGTCGTGGTTGAGTGCCAAGATGCAAGCTTTAGAACCGTTTCGGTAGCGGCGATTTGCGATTCTATTGGAATATCAGCCGGGGCTATCGCTGGACTGATTTCCTCTTTTATCCAGAGGGGCGGGTCACACATTATCTTGGAAGATGCTAGTATTAGTCCATACGACATTGAGACGTTTATGTCAAAAACAGGGATAGACAGACAAAAGTTTCAATCAAACATGGACTATGTTCTCGAAAAAATAATGAAGCCAATAGTAGATGACAGGGGGAGTAGAAAATGGGATAGTCAGTATATAAAGACGTGCATCACCCGCGCGATTGGCGATCACATTTGCGATATTATTAGAGCTACAAAATATGGCGCGGAAACTGTAAAAGCGCACAAAAGGCTCCGCGATGATAATAGTAAATTGGAAAAGAAATTGAAAGCAGCCAAGCGGGACTTGAATAGGATTCTGGCAATCGCCAGCGATTCTGGCGGCGCGGCGGATTCTAGCTTATCGGATAAATTTGAATATCCAGAAATTAAATTACAAAATATCACATTTGAAAAATGGAGTAATTCAATACCAGACTCAAGTGGTGTGTATTTTATCACAAGGGACAATCAAGTTGTTTATGTAGGAAGGGGAGTAAGAATGAGAACGAGGCTTTCTAGCAATCATCATGTAGCAAAGGATGGTGATCTGATTTCTTGGGTCGAGATACACAAAGACCGACTGAATTACGCAGAGCATTTTTACATAGGCATACTACGGCCAATGCTAAATTCCGCTTAGCCTTGCAAAATAACCCCCGCCAGCGCATAGTCGGGGCGTGCAAATCAAATACGATTTCAGCGGGCTAAACAAGGCTCTGGCGCAAAAGATACAGCTTTCTCGCACCCCCGTCGTGGACATCGTGCAGGATGCCGCGTTGAAAGTGCTTATCGGAAGCGGCACGGGCGATGGGCTTGTGCAGTTGACCCGCAAGGCTACTGCTGCCAGAATCAAGTCGGATTTGAACAAGCCCGTTTCCGGCAGGCTCGGCAAGCCGTCTAGTCCTCGCGGCAGAACAATTACGCGACCGCTGCTTTTCTGGCTTGCGCTGAATGTGCTAAAAAGGACGGGCGCAGGCTACGTCCCTGAGATTGTAAAGCAGACAATGGCGGCAATCCTCAAAATGCGAATTGCTTCCCGCGCATACATAGCTGCCGGGTGGTTGTGGGCGGCCAGAGATTTGCACGAAAAGTCCCCTTACCTGCAAAAGAAGCACAAGCTGACGCGCCTAAAGGCGCGCAACATCCCTACCGTTGACAAGGCGGCTGGCGGAACTGCGGCACAATCGTTCAGTGTTACCTACACTGGAGATAAGCGGTGCAGCGTTAAGCTCTACAACACGTCGCGCGGCGGCGATACCGTAGGGATGGAGTTTGTTCAGCAGGCGATCAATAACGCCACCTCAGATATCCAGGTCTATATTGACAGAAAGGCCGTTAGTGAAGTTCTAAAGGAGAAGTTCCGGGGCACTAGCTTTTCAGTGAAGGCTTAACGCAATTTGCTTGCACTTTGCGGGGGATTGAGATATGCGCTTCGTAACCTATGCCCGCATCTGCCCACGGTTTAATCGAGATAGAAGTAGTGATGTCCGAAGCTGCGGGCAACTCGCAGGTTATGGCCGCGCAGGAGGCTAAGGCAAGGGCGTCATCCAAGAGGATTTCAGACTTTGAGCGTCAGATGATGGCAACTGCCGCGTTGGAAAAAAAGCGATATATCGCAGAAGGCCGCGAACAAGAGGAACGGGCCGTTGATCGGATAATCACAAAGTTACAAAAAGCGAACGAATACAGGCGCATTGGATTCACGCCAGAAAAGGCGGGGCGCATGGCGTCTAAAGATGTCGAATACGAGTCGCAGATTGCCGCGAGGCAAAAGGCCGCTGAACTAGCGAAGAACATAGAAGTATCGCAGGCGTCTCTAAATGCTCAGAAACTAAGGGAACTTGAAACAGCTAAGCAGATTGCGGAAAAGCAGGCTTCAATCGCATCGTCAAACGCTAAGGAACAGGCGGCGATGCAAAAGAAGATTCAGCTTATGGCCGCGATTGCGGCTGGCGACAAGCAGCGCGAGCAACACTTGCGCGCAATGGCGACTTTGGAAAGAAATGTGCAGGCCGGACTAAACGCTGGCATGAAGCCGTCAGAGGCATTGCAGCAGGCGCGCACGATGCTTCGTCTTGAGCAAAGCATTTCCCAAGAAAAGCAGAAGCAAGTAGCGGTTGGCGGCGGGCCGGGCGGCGCGGCATACTCAGGCGCTCGCCGTGGCTCTGCCTTCGCTGGCGGTCAAAACGCAGCCTATCGCGTCGGGATGGTATCACAGCAGGCGCAGGACGTGGCAGTATCGCTGCAAATGGGAATGAGCGCGAGTCGCGTGATTGCACAGCAGGGATCTCAGATTGCCAGCATCTTCGGGCCGAAAGGAATGGTCATCGGCGGCGTGATCGCGATTGGCGCGGCAATGTGGGAATTTGCGAGCGGAACGGAGAAGGCTGCAAGAAAAGCAAAAGAGCTTGAAGATCACATTAGGGAAATGGCGAGCATAAACGCCAAAACAAAGGCCATTGCCGCAGACACTGCCGCATCTATTGCGACCAGAGAAAGGGGCGCAACCGCTGGCTCTATAATTTCCGCAAATGAAGATTATCAAAGGAAGATGCAGGAGTTGCGAGACAAGATGGTTGATCTTAATAGAGAGAGGGCGCAAAAAATGCAGGGCGCTACTGTTGGATTGGGGCTACCTAATTTCGACACAGCGGAAAGGCGGCGAATAGCGACTGAGTATGACGCTAGGAAGGCCGCGCTACAAAAGCAGGGGCAAGAAATTCGCGCAGCGGCGGAGGAAGCAGGTGTAGATATAAACACAAAGGGCCGAGCCGCATATATTGACTCAATAACAGAATCAAAAAATGCCGCCGCGCTTAGTGATGCTAGGGCGCGAGAACAAACGGAGGCAGACAAGCAGAACACAGAGGATCTTCAACGCGAATTGAATTTTATATCAAAAAGAAATTCAATTCGAGATTCATCCCGCACAGCAGACCAAAAAAACAGAGAGTATGGAATGCTTGCCGATGCTCGCATGGCGGAAATTGAAGAGATTTCCGCACAGAGAAAACGCAAGCGCGAAGAAGATAACTCCGCGTTGTATGTAAAAAGCGCAGAGGAACAAGTAAGGCTGACATCAGAGAAAACAAAAGCCGAAAAAGACGCCTCTCAATTCCGAGACACTAGCGCGCAAAAATATCTTCGTATTCAGTCTGAAATTTCAGCACTCGAAAAAGATTACAACATGGGGCGTCTTGAAAGGGAAACCAAGATTGCACAGAAAAAGCTGGAGCTATTGAATCAGGAGGAAGGGGCGATCAAGGAGATCGAGTCAATGCGACGGGAGGGCTTTGAGTTTACCAAGGCCGGACTTGCGGGCACCGAGGCGCAGAACAAGCGCAAGGTTATCGAAATGGAGATGGATTTACTGAACAAGAAAAAGGCGTTTTCGCCGATTGAGGCGCAGCAAATCGCCAATAAGCTCGAATTGCTCCGCAGGGAGCAGGTGAACGAGAATTTCAACATGGGCGCAATGGGCGCGGGCGGCATGGGCGCGTTTAATCGCAACCGCAAGGCGCAGGAGCGGGCGCAAGACATGGCAGAAAGGCGCGCCCTCGAAAACATGGGGTTGATAGGAATCCAAAAAGGAGTTGGCGGCGAGATTATCGCCGGAACCGATCCTGTAACTGGAAGGAAATTAACCAAAGACGAGCTTGCAAAGCGCAAGGCAGACATGGCCGCAGAAAAGATGCGCAGAGACATGGAGCGAAAAGCGGCAGCCGGAGATAAAGAGGCGCAGGAACGATTGAAGCGCGTGCGATGGGGCAACGAGGGCGGCAATGACGGGAAGATCGCCGCTGGATTTTCCGAAGATCAAATTAAGTTTCTGTCCACAAGCATTGCCGACGCAGTGAAAGAACTCATCACAAAATGATCTACCTCAATTCCAGCGGCGAAACATTTGTAGAGCAGCCCGGCGCGCAACTCACGATTGACGCATGGGGATTGGACTCCATCACGCGCAAGTATAGCGGAAAGGTGGCGAACATTCCCGATTTCATCGCTACGCTTCGCAAGAATCGCAACAAGCCGGATGCGGAATACAATGCGCTGACGCTCACGAATTACACCATCAGCAAAGGGCGCGCATGGGCGGAAGTTGACATAAATTACAAGGGCACGTTTGACGGCAAGTTGCCAGCACCGATTATTGACGGCGGCGGAATGACAACTCAGGCGGTGCAACTGACATACAAGGACACGGAAATAGAGCAGCTAACAACGGCGCTGAATATCACCTACACTAAGCCCTCATGCTCTTTCACGTATAAAGCCGCAAGCGCAACAATCAGATATGTTACGCGCAATCGTCCTAGTGCTGCCGCCTATGCTCAGGAACTAGGCGGACTCACATCGAGAGTTCAGATCATTAGTCAGCAGGGAGCGCTTGGCCCATACGACATATTGCCACTGCAACCAATCCCGCAAAACAACGCCGATCCCCAAGTTTTCATTCCAACGGAAAGGGCGTTCAATGCCATCACTGTCGTGGTAAATGATGGGCCTCGATACAAGCAGGAGGGGCAGTTCTTTCTATGTGAAGAAAGCAATCAAGTGACGCTGATGCCTTTTGATTTTGTATTCATCGTAACGCCTCCTTGAAATGCCACGCCTAGACGCTGACACGAAAAACGTCCCTAACTTTGTAGGCGGCAATGTGCGGCAGCGCGATCACTTGAACGAAGTGGTTGACGCGCTAAACCGTCACGGGCATTTGCTAGAGAAGCTGGATGTTGCTCAGGCGGCTCAAAACCCTCTGCAAATGATCGTCGGCAATGCGCGAGGGGACAGGCTTTCACTTGTCGAGGTTGCGAACGCGAATCACATTGCCGATTTTGGCGCATTTCACCCCACGAAGCTAACGCCTTGGCAACCGATTATCAAAGGCGCGGACACGAACGACGAGGGACGCGCAAAGAGGCTTTACGTGGATTTCAACCCGCTTTCTACGCTTTGGGGAATGGCGAGCAGTGCGTGGGATAGCAGCGGGCAAAATTGGGATAAGCAAGTCGCCATCGCGGGCTTTGAAGTTCCAGAGCACGAGCCCGTTTCCGTCACGCGCGGCACGGATGTCATCTGGCTAGAGGTTGTCGTTGGAGCGTATTGCTCGCTAACGAGCGCCACACTCAGAAGCGGGCCAAGGTGGGCGGCATGGCCAGCTTGCTACACAAGGACGGGCGGCGGCACGGGCGAAACGTATTTGAGCGGAGCCACGATTTACCAGCTACTTGTCAGCTTCCGGCCTGCGCGCACGGAAACACAAGGCGAAAAGGTGGATGTGATTTTCGAGGACGGCGTGAAATACGCCATGATTCAACATACGTGCAACGATTTACTCGTCGGCATCCTCCGCCAAAGCTACGGCTCCGGCGCAATCGGAGACTTCGCCGCGCTGTTGCCTTGGTTTAAGACTTACAAGGATTCTTGACAATGACCCCTAACGCAAGCTACTAACAATAACGATGTCGCCCGCAATTTTCAATATCAACCTCCAAGATGAAACGGCGTCGGGATTGCTTTCGAGCGCGTCCAGCGAAAGCCTCGCGCAAAATCCGGCCTTTATTCGCCGGGACGGGCGGGATCGCAGCGTTCGCTTTCTTGCGCCATCGGGCGACGGCACGTTTGACGACGCGGGCGTTGACGCATCCTCGCTTGTGGAGGTTGCCATTGGCACGCCAGACGATCCGCCAACTTCCGGCACGTTTGGGCTTTCCTACCTTGGCGACTCCACGGGATTAACCGCCCTCGCCTACAACATCACGGCAGCGGCACTTGAAACCGCGCTGAACGCCAATCCCGCAATTACAGCCGCAGGCGGCGTAAAAGTCACGAAAGATGACGGGCTTTACATCATATCGTTTAACACGGTTGGCGCACGTTCATTGCTTGTATTCTCTAAGGGAACGCTTTCGCCGTCCGTCATCAGCACAAACAACGTCCTAGAAGTTCAAACGGGCGATGCGAGCACGCAGGAAGTGCAAGTTGTCGTTCTCAAAAAAGGTTATCTCGCCTATTCCAGCGACTTCGCACAAGACGCAAGCGGAAGCATTTCGCAGACGAACGTGCAGACGGGCACGGCGAGCGTCCCGCAGATCACCCGCATCGCCATCACGGGCAACGTAAAGGGCGGCAGTTGGATTCTGAACACGGCGCAGGCGCAAGTTGTCAAAGTCTATTGCCCATCAGGAACTTTGGGCGCAGTTGGAGGCGGCTATTTCATCATTTATGACGCCACCGGCAGCGTGGGTATTTGGATAAACGCGGGCGCGACCGCGATGCCTGCGGCGGTTGCTGCGTGCGACCGAAATATCCAGATTACAGGACTTACAAGCGGCGATGCTGCGTCTCTTGTGGCATCAACGATTGCTGCGGTAATAGACGCTGACGCTCAATTCGTAGCGACAAGTAGCAGCGCAATCATAACGATTACGCAAGCGGCAAGTGGTGCGCGCTCTGTGCCAACCACCAGCGGCGTGTATGGAGTCGCGGAAACCACGGCAGGCTATTCGATTGCCGCCAGCTTCCCATACGACGCCACGGCGCAAACCATCAGCGCGCAGCTAGGCACGCTTTACTACGTGAACAAGGTTTCCGCAAAGGAATGGGAATTGACGGGCCGCACCACGGGCGCACAGGCGGCACTTACGCTGACAAGCAACCTACTTTGGCAGCTCACATGGTCAGGCACGCTTTCACTGTCCACATGGGCAATGTATGTGGAGTTTGCCACGGCTGGCACGGATGAAATCACCCGCACCTTTGAAGTTCAAGTTACGGAACCTAGCGAACAGCCGATCAAGGCGTTGTCAATTTCCTGCACCATTCGCCGCGATGTGATAGACGTTGGCAATCTCACAACGGCAACGTCTTCGATGTTCGGCTATTTCAACAGCACGATCACGGGATACACGGGCGGCACGGCAACAGATTTGGATAGCCTTGTGACAACCAATCGCGCCGTTCCTTGCTTGCTCGCCTTCGATCACGCCAGCTTTGGCGGCAAGGTGTTCAAACTTCGCGCCGGAACCGACGCAGAATCCAGCCCGGCGATCATACGTCCCGATGATTACAACGCATCTACCAACGCCAAAGTTTGGCAAGCCTTTCAATAACCTATGCCCGTCTCTACATCAGCCGTAAAAGTAAATCCAGTCACGGGCGCGCTCATTGATCCGCC